AACTTGAACCACATAGCACCAAGCTCGGGCATCTCATCCTTAATCAGTGCCTCAAACTCGGCTTGTTCTTCGCTGTGCATATCAGCCTCCACGCATTTCTTAAATGCATTTAAGTTTTGATATGACCGGACGTTATTGTCCCAGCCTGTACATATTATCGCATGGTATAAGGGCTATGTCAAACCAGAGGCTCTGTATGGCCCTGTGAGAGACGATAACAAAAGCAAGGGTAGGGTATAGGGTAGGAATAGAACGTGCCTTAGAGAGCTTCTGAGAGCTTCTGAGAGGCATAAAAAAACCCCATCATTGCTGACAGGGTTTCATTGGTGCTGGTTTGATTATTCAGTGAGACCGATTAGCAGGATGCCCACTGTAATAAAAACCCATGCGAATTGCTCGAATGTCGGGTCGATCATTTGGCGACAATCTCCGCGATTCGCGCAAACATTTCGTCAGTGGTCAGACCATATTTGTCAGAGTGTCCCAGCTTGATACAGGCGTCCCACCATGCATCGGCTTTGGTAACGTAACCCGTTTCAGCTTCGGACTCAGACTCGCCAGCACTATCGGCCTTGCCAGCACTGGGGATGCGGAGCGCCTTGGATAGTGAGTCGATACCCTTCGCACCCTTGTCGATGTGCTTCTGAACAACCTTATGCCCTGCGGCGGGCGTCTTCACCTTGTGATACTCGCAAAGCTTCGCGTCCAGACCCGTTGCCACCTTCAGCACCGTTCGAACCATGCTGGTTTGGGCATCCTTTGATCCCGTGCTACCTGATAGCGTCTCTTTGTAGCCGTTGCAGTAATCTTTCATATCCTGCGCGGTGTGGATTCCTTTCGCATCTTTTAGCAACCGATTGACAATGGTCAGTGCTGTCTCAGTAGAGAACGTACCAAAGGCGCGGCCAGCAAGGAAAGGAGCAGAAGTGTTTGATTGAATGTTTTCAGCTTTCATAGTCAGTAACCTTTCATATAGTCAGTGGGATATACCACCATGACTAGATTCTCAGGCATAGCGGAACAAATGTCAACCCTTTTCAATCTTAAATGCATTTAAGTTTTAGATGAGAATTATTCTCATTAGTCGATTAGCGATCTTTTGATGCTAGGGCATAGGGTATCGCCAGCGGCCTGTGACGGGCTTCTGAGGGCTTCTGAGAGCATATGCGATTGGGCTATATGTGGACCCGCATAACCCCACACACTTTGCATATCTGCGCAGGCTACAAAACAAACAAGCGTGACTGTTTAAAACAAGCGTGTCTGTTTGTTTTTCCAAGTCTGCGAAGGGACGGGGGAGGGGATTTTGCAGTGCTACGGCGTGGTGGTCCTACTCAGACACAAAAAAGAGTCAAATAGCGTCGATAAACGCGACTATTAGGCCATAGTAGTTCTATTAATTTATTTTTATTTATCAATTGTTTGCATAATGCAATTGCATATTGCTAATCTGCACTGTAAATCTAGAGTTTTTCCCCTGTAAAACTGGTAATTTTCCTCTCTATACAGATTTATCTTGACTTTCATAGAAAAGTATGTTATAATATTAACTATATATTAACAACAACAAACAACAAGTATAAAAACAAACCAAAAAACACAACTAGGTAGGAACTATACAGTATGGACAACGACTCAGGTTCAAGTAATCCTGTTGGTCGCCCTAAGAAGTCTTCTGTTTCTAGTAAAAAGAAAGGTTCTAGAGGAGCAGTTGGTCGTCCTAAAGGTGACGCAGCAATAATTAACGAGTACAAGGCTCGGATGTTGAACTCACCGCGCTCTCGTGCAGTCATGGATGCAATCTTTGAAGCAGCCACAGACCCTGACCACAAGAATCAGGCCGCAGCGTGGAAGTTAGTAATGGATCGTATTCTTCCTGTTGCTGCATTTGAGAAGGATATCATTAAAGATGCAGGACGAAGCGCGATACAGATTAATATCACTGGGGTTGGAAGCACGACTATTACTGAGGACTCTCAGGAAACAGCTACTATTGATGGAGAAGCAGTGGATGTCACAGAGTAAACTAGACGAAGCACTAGACGAAACTTTAGCTTACGTTGTTAGAGTAGGTGATGCTACGTCTCAGCTGATTAACGTGGCTATTTTGTTTGGTGATAACGCTAATGAGTCCGTCTCAGGGCGCTCTCACAGGCTCAAGGACAAGTCTAAAGCTTGGGCATGGCTAGGTGCGTCTATTAACTTTGTGTTTGATGACGATCACTGTGAACGAGCGTACAACAACGATGTAGCTAGGGCAGCAAAGACCCTCAGTGAGTCTAAGCCTAAGAAAAAAACTACTAAAAAGTGAAGTACTTTAGTACCTCTGAGTTTGACTGCCAACATACTGGTGAGAACCGTATGGAGAAGGACTTCTTGAGTAAGCTTGACGCTCTCAGGGAGTACTGTGGTTTTCCTTTTGTTATCACCAGCGGCTACAGAAGCCCTGACCACCCGTTAGAGGCTACAAAAGAGATACCGGGAACACACGCGCAAGGCATAGCAGCAGACATAAAAATAACTAGCTCTGCTCAACGGTATTCGATTATAAAAGCAGCCTTAGAGCACGGCTTTACTGGTCTAGGGGTCGCTGGTGACTTTATTCACTTAGACACACGGGGTACAGTTCCCGTGATCTGGACGTACTAATGCTATACACGAAGCACATAACACTTACCGACACTACTCTAACAACACTATTTACTGTTCCTGACGGATTCCATGCTATTGTTTCGTATGTATTTGTAGCGAATCACGGCGGCTCTACAAATAGTATAGATTTGTATTGGGATTTAAGCGGAACGCCACAGGTTTATATTTTTGATGGGACTAATGTAGCGGGTAGTGGTCAAGAAACATTAGGAAATGGAGGAGGTGCGTTGTTTGTCCTCAATGCAAACGAAACGGTTAAGTGCCAAGCTGGAGGATCGGGAAGTATGGAGGTTGTTGTGACCTTTGATCTTCTTGATATGCCTCCAACACTTGTGAACTTTGATGGGAGCTAACATGAAAGCAGCGTTATTGGGTGTACTTTTGATTATGGGCGGTTGCGCGTCAAGCAACTCCTTGTATTACGAGGCAGTTCAGAAAACTGCAGAGGCTAATGCAAAGGCAGCACAGGCTAAGTTTAATGCTTTGTCTCAGATTGCTTCTAGTGGTGACGGACAAGCCGCTAGCGCTGCTGTAATGGCACTGGCTTTAACCCAGACTTCTAACGTTCAACCTATTCCTCAAAAGTCCGAAGCAATTCAGTGGGCATCTATCTTGGCCTCACCTGTAACCTCGCTAGGTATGATGTGGATGCAAGCTGATTCAGCCAAGACTATGGCTCGATACAACGCGCAGGTAGATCTTGCGTCTGTTCAGGCTGATACTCAAACCCAACAGGCTTTGTATGGGAGTTTTACGGATATTTCTAACGCAGGCTTTAGTGCTGTAGGAAATGTAGATTACACGCCTTTTGTGAACGGGATGGTTACCCTTGGCTCTACAGGCATGGACAACCTTCTTGATATGGGTGAGGCAGGATTTGATGCAAATACAGCGATTGCTACTGTTGGTTTGAATAGCACCACTCAGCTTGGTGTTACTGGTATGGATAACCTTACAACCCTTGGAACTGAAGGTTATAAAACAGTTTTGTCTTTGGATTCAGGAAATAATTCTTTGACTAGTAGCGTCTGGAGTGATTACGTTCAGTCTATTAGCGAGATTATGGGCAACCTGCCTAGCAGTCCGTGACCGATCTTAACGTACAACTACTTCCGTGGCAGCAGGAAGTCTACTCTGATCCCACTAGGTTCAAGGTAGTTGCTGCTGGAAGACGGACAGGGAAGTCTAGACTCGCAGCGTGGATGTTAATTATCAATGCGCTGCAGGCCGACAAAGGCCACGTTTTTTACGTTGCGCCCACTCAGGGTCAGGCCCGTGATATCATGTGGCAGACTCTGTTGGAGCTAGGACACCCTGTGATTGCGGGTTCGCATATTAACAACCTGCAGATCAAGCTGGTCAACGGGGCCACGATTAGTCTCAAAGGAGCCGACAGGCCAGAGACAATGCGTGGTGTGTCCTTGAAGTTTCTTGTGATGGACGAGTACGCAGACATGAAGCCTGACGTATGGGAGCAGATTCTCCGTCCAGCACTGGCTGACCAAAAGGGTTCAGCGATGTTCATAGGTACGCCTATGGGCAGGAACCACTTCTACGAACTGTACAAACTTGCGGAGCTAGGGGACGATGAAACTTACAAGGGGTGGCACTTTACCAGTTATGACAACCCCATCCTCGACCCTAACGAAATTGACACGGCAAAGAAGTCCATGTCGAGTTACGCCTTTAGACAAGAGTTCATGGCCTCATTTGAAGCAAGAGGCTCCGAAATGTTCAAAGAAGATTGGATTCAGTTCGGAGAAAAACCAGAAGACGGAGACTACTACATAGCTATTGACTTGGCTGGCTTTGAAGAAGTTAACAAAAAACGAACAAAGAATACTAAGTTAGATGAAACCGCAATCGTTGTTGTTAAAGCTGGTCCTAGTGGTTGGTACGTTGATAATATTATACACGGGCGGTGGAGCTTTGATGAGACTGCCACCAAGATATTTCAAGCCGTTAGAGATTACAAACCTGTTAGTGTTGGTATTGAAAAAGGAGTCTTGCGACAAGCAATTATGAGTCCTTTAACAAACCTTATGAAACAGTACGGAAGGTTTTTTAGAGTAGAAGAACTTTCTCATGGTAACAAGAAAAAAACTGACAGAGTTATGTACGCACTACAAGGAAGATTTGAAAACGCTCAGATAACATTAAACAAAGGAGCGTGGAACTCAAGATTCTTGGATCAACTGTTTCAGTTTCCAGATCCTCTTACTCATGATGATCTTGTAGATGCACTAGCATACATAGATCAGTTAGCTAAAGTTGCGTATCATTATGACTTTGAAATTGATGACCATCAAATACTAGATGTAATAGCAGGATATTAAAAGTGAAAGTTTTTAGACCGTTCAATACCTACGGAATATACGCAATCAGTGCTGTAGTGTTTTTTACACTAGGCTACTCTGTTGCTATAATTTAAGGAACTTAAAATGGCAGAAGATATTTATAGCCCAGACCCTTTTATTATGGAAGAGTCCTTGGAAGAGTGGGTAATGACCAAGTGTGAAAACTGGCGTGACCACTACGAATCAAACTACGAACAACGATTTGAAGAATACTACAGGCTGTGGCGAGGACAATGGGATCCTGCTGATTCCGAACGAGCATCAGAACGATCACGTATTATTTCTCCTGCACTTCAGCAAGCTGTAGAGTCTAACGTAGCAGAACTAGAAGAAGCAACATTTGGTCGTGGTAAATGGTTTGATATTACTGATGACAATAACGACCAAGAACGACAAGACATTCTGTATTTACGAAAAAAACTAACAGAAGACTTTGAGTCTTGCAAAGTACGAAAAGCTGTAGCTGAGTGTCTTATTAACGCTGCTGTGTTTGGAACAGGCATTGGTGAAATAACGCTGGAAGAAATAAAAGAAATGGCTCCAGCTACACAACCTGTTATGGATGGTCAACTGCAAGCTATTGGTGTAAATATTACTGATCGTGTGGTTGTAAAACTAAAACCTGTACTACCTCAAAACTTTCTTATTGATCCTGTAGCTACATCCGTTGAAGATGCTATGGGCGTTGCTGTAGACGAGTTTGTCTCTAAGCATAGTGTAGAAATGCTACAAGAACAAGGAGTGTACAGAGAAGCGTTTATAGAGTCTGCCGCACCTGACAGCGATCTAGAGCCTGACCAAGACTTAACATTATACAACGACGATAAAATACGCTTAACTAAATACTACGGACTAGTACCAAAAGAACTACTTGAGTCTGAAGATGTAGAAGTAGAAGAAAACTCTAAGTACGTTGAGGCTATTGTAGTTATTGCTAACGGCGGTACACTGCTAAAAGCTGAAGCTAACCCGTACATGATGAAAGATCGTCCTGTTGTTGCGTTTCCTTGGGACGTAGTACCCGGACGATTCTGGGGCAGAGGCGTGTGTGAAAAAGGCTATAACAGCCAAAAAGCTTTAGACACAGAACTACGCGCACGTATTGACGCCCTGTCACTTACTATTCATCCTATGCTGGCGATTGATGCAACGAGATTACCTCGTGGTGCTAAACCAGAAGTTCGACCCGGCAAGATGATACTAACTAATGGAGATCCTCGTGAAGTACTTCAACCTTTCAACTTTGGGCAAGTGGGGCAAATCACTTTTGCACAAGCTGCTAGCCTTCAACAAATGGTGCAACAAGCAACTGGAGCCGTGGATTCCGCAGGCATTGCAGGGCAAGTCAATGGCGAAGCAACCGCTGCTGGTATTAGTATGTCTCTTGGTGCTATTATTAAGCGTCATAAGCGTACTCTCATAAACTTCCAACAGTCTTTCTTACTTCCTTTTGTAACCAAAGCTGCACATCGATATATGCAGTTTGACCCTGAGAACTATCCTGTAGCTGACTACAAGTTTAATGCTACAAGTACTCTGGGTATTATTGCTCGTGAGTACGAGGTTACACAGTTGGTGCAACTCTTGCAGACTATGAAACAAGACAGCCCACTGTACCCTGTGCTAATCCAGAGCATTATCGACAACATGAACCTTAGTAACCGTGAAGAACTTATTGCAACTATGCAACAAGCTTCACAACCTAATCCACAAGCACAGCAGATGGCAATGATGG